GGCATACGCAGCGGACTTAAAATCCGTAGCCGCAAGGCGTGGGGGTTCAAGTCCCCCCGAAGCTATTCGGGTGTGGTGTAATGGTAGCACCAGAGATTTTGGTCCTCTTTGTCTTGGTTCGAATCCAGGCACCCGAGTACGCCCTTATAGCTCAGCTGGTAGAGCAACCGACTTTTAATCGGTTGGTCGCAGGTTCGATCCCTGCTGGGGGCATTGTTTAAATCCTGCATTCAAACTCTAATATAGGAAGAATATGGAAACAGAATCCAAAGTAGTAAGTCGTAAGCGTTGCCCAAAATGTGCAGCGCAAGGCAATGACACGTCAGGAAACAACCTAGCCGTCTATGATGACGGACATAGCTACTGCTATGCTTGTGAATTTTATGTAAGAGGTAACAAACCAATGGAAACAATCGTAGAGGAAACACCCGTATATGCCACAGAAAAGTTTCGTAGTGGTGAGATCCAGGCTCTACCACACCGACGAATTAACGAGAAAACTGCTAGACAGTATGGATATGCAACCACTGCCAACGGAGCAGAGGTTGAGAACTTCTACAGTGCGGATGGTACACTACAGGCTCAACATATTCGATACGACGGCAAAAAGTTCGCGTGGATTGGAGACACGTCCAACCTACAGTTCTATGGTCAGAATCTGTTTCCTAGTGGTGGCAAGAGGATTCTCATTACCGAGGGAGCCATTGACTGTCTCACTATGGCACAACTCTTTGACAACAAGTACCCAGTTGTCTCCATCCCAAACGGAGTTAATTCAGCTGTACGTTGTGTAAAGGATCAGTATGATTATCTTTCCTCGTTCGAAACCATCGTACTCTGTTTCGACATGGACGATCCAGGGCAGAAGGCAGCACGGGATGTGGCTGAAATACTGCCTCCTGGAAAAGTCAAGATCATGTCTCTCCCACGCAAGGATCCCAATGAGATGCTTGTACATGCCGAGGCTGCACAACTCCTGCAAGCCTACTGGAATGCCAAGACGTACTCACCCGATAGTATCCTACATGTCAGTCAAGTCGTATCTGAGAATGAGAATTCATCCGTCCAAGTATACGAGTACCCGTGGGATTCGCTAACTACATTCATGATTGGTCAGGACTCTGGCCGTCTTAATCTGTGGACTAGTGCCACTGGTCATGGTAAGTCCACTATTATCCGTGAACTAGTTGTAGATCATCTCAATCATGGTCGTGCTGTAGGTGCTGTATTCCTAGAAGAATCGCCTGAGCAAACTGTAGATGATCTAATCTCTCTCAAACTTGGCAAGCCAGTCCGTAAAATTATGTCTCAGCGTCAGCTTAATGAGCTACGCAAATCTAATAACAAGTCTATCGTTGATATGGTAGAAGATAATCTAACCGAGGAAGAATATGCCGAAGCAAAGACGTACATTAGTTCCAAACCACTCTACCTTTATGACCATATTGGCAATTCTAATATCAACAATATTATTAATCGTCTTGAGTATATGGCTGTTGGTCTTGATTGCAAAGTCATTTTCCTTGATCATATCACTCTCCTTGGTAATATGCTCCTTTCTTCTGGCAGTGACTTTGGTAACGATGAAAGACTTGTTCTGGACTCAGTAATGAAGAAGCTGCGAGAACTGGTAGAGCGCACTGGTGTTACACTCCATGTCATTGCTCATATCAAGAAGACTGATAAGAACGTAGACGAGGGTGATCGAATCAATCTCAATGATCTTCGTGGCTCAGGTTCTCTTGCTCAGATTGCAGATAATGTCTTTGCACTTGAGCGTAATGCTCAGCATCCAGATCCACTTACTTGCAATACTACCAATGTACGAGTTCTTAAGAATCGTAAGGGTGGTCGTAGAGGCATTGCTACGGCTCTGTTCTACAACGACCAGACATCCAAGCTTATGGATGTACCGTTTGTAATTACCCCTGAAGGAGAGGTGCTTTATCGCTATGACCAAGTTAGTGTTTGACATTGAGGCTAATGGCCTTAATGAAGTAGTTGCTGGTAAGAAAGATACATACATACCAGAAGCTACTAAGATTTGGTGTATGTCTATTAAGGATATTGAAACTGGAGAATCCCTGTTATTTGAGCAGGATAATCTAGATGCTGGTATCCAAATCCTCCGTGATGCAGAACTAATCATTGGTCATAATATCTATGCCTTTGATATTCCACTCATTGAAAGACTATATGGTTCACTAAACAAGCAACCATATACAGAAGTACTAGATACACTAATACTCAGTCGGATGATCTATGGTGACAATCCACCTACATCAGATCAATCCCATTCCCTGATGGCATGGGGCAAGTATCTTGGAGAAGGTAAGATAGATTATCAGGGTGGTTGGGATTACTATACAGAAGAGATGGGTAAGTATTGTCTACAGGATTCAGTTGTAACTGCTAAGATATGGGATCACTTTGCTCAGCAAGACTACATGGTTCAATATAGTCGCGCTGTCAGAATGGAACATGTCGTTGCGGATATGATCAAGCGTCAGGTTGAAGCTGGCTTTAGCTTTGACCTAAACAAAGCCGAAGAACTAGAGATGGAGTTGCTGATTGAGAAATCACAAATCGAAGATGAAATGCGAAGAATCTTTCCAGACAAGATCATTGTTAGACATTCTGAGAAAACAGGAAAGAGACTCAAGGATAAAGTCGAAGTCTTCAATCCAGGTTCTCGACAACAAATCGCAGAACGTCTTACAGAAAAATATGGATGGGAACCAACTACCACCGACAAGGGAAACCCCAAGGTGGACCATGAAGTTCTATCTAACCTAGAGTATCCAGAAGCCAAGACCCTATGCAAGTATTTCGATCTCATTAAACTAATGAGTCAGGTATCTGATTGGGTAGGCCGTGCCAAAGTAAGCCGTGACAAACGAATCCATTCATACATCAATACCCTTGGTGCTGTGACTGGTCGCATGTCAAGCAAGGAACCCAACATCCAGCAAGTACACTCTGATCCCAGAGCAAGAGCATTGTTTGTTCCTAGGGCTGGTTGGGTATTGGTTGGCTCCGATCTCAAGGGTCTAGAACTAAGAATGCTTGCACATTATCTGTATCCATTCGACAACGGAACCTATGCCAAGGAAGTTTGTGAAGGTGATATCCACACTCATAATCAGAAGGCTATGGAACTGGACTCTAGGAACACAGCTAAGACTGGTATCTATTGCTTCCTGTATGGCGGTGGTGATGAAAAGTTTGCAAAGACAATTGGTGCTTCTGTCTACAAAGCAAAGCAAACCAAGAACAAACTACTAAGCAACATCCCTGGACTTAAGAAGTTGATTGAGAATTGTCGATTTGATACCTTAGATAAGGGTTATGTCAAGCCATTCAACTGGCGTCCTGTCTATGTCCGTAAGGAACATGCTGCTCTGAATACCTTGCTACAATCCTCTGGTGCTCACATTGCCAAGGCTTGGGCCTGTGTTGCAGATCAAAGACTACGGATGGAGATTGGTCAAGATAAGTTTAATTGGGTTGCCTCGGTGCATGACGAACTGCAAGTAGAATGTCATCCTGATGTAGCTAACAAAGTCGGTAATATCCTCTGCGAATCTGCAACTACTGCTGGTGATTTACTACGCAGCAATTGTATGATCGAAGCAGAATTCAAAGTAGGTAACAACTGGTCGGAGACACACTAATGGCTAGAGATTATAAAGACGAGTATGCTAAGTTTCAATCATCTGAAAAGTCTAAGAAAGACCGAGCCCATCGTAACAAGGTACGCCGTAAGGCTACTAGAACTGGTCGGGTTAAAAAGGGAGATGGCAAGGACATTGACCACATAGATGGCAATCCTAGAAACAACTCTCCTAAGAACTTGCGAGTTGTAAGCAAGTCTAAAAATCGAGCCAAAAAATGACTGATCCAGTATACTTTATGCGCCAAGTAAACGAGTTTATAGCTTCTAATCCAGATCATCCTGTCGTTGTTGATTACAACCGTGGTGAAATAGGACTAGGTTATATTATTCGTCATTGGCAGGAGATTCATAATGAGAATTATTCAGATTAGTGGGAAGGGTAGGGTGGGTAAAACCACCCTTGCCCATTTAATTGCCAAGCATTCCTTTGATCTTGGCTATATTCCTGTCATGCTACCATTTGCAGATGGTATCAAAAAGATGGCAGCAGCACAAGGGATTACAAAGGAAGGTGACTCTTCTGCCTATCGTGAGTTTTGTCAAAACATTGGTGCTACTAAACGCGCTGAAAATCCAGATTTCTGGGTAGTCAAAACTTATGAAGTTATCCAAGAGTATATGATAAAAGAAATTGATAATAAGAAAGCCAAGAAAACCAACTATGAGTATGTCATTATTCAAGATGATGTACGGTATATGAACGAACTTGCGTTTGGTCGTGAAGTTGTAGCAACTCAAATCTTTTTATCACATGGTATTAGACAATTGGATGAACATAAAGCTGATTGGCGCAAGCATGAAAGCGAACAACTTGCAAACCAAGTTGAAAAGGATTTACTAGTTCCTGCTAAGCAAGCCGAAGCAGAAGAACTATTTGATATAGTTATTCAAAACGATGGTGAGCTAGCAGATTTAGAATATCTTACTAAGCAAGCAACCGAATATTGGTTAGATTTGGGTTATTTAGAACTAGAGGAATATGATGACACAGCCGACAACAGCAATTCTTGATGGAGATATCATTGCTTATAGAGCTGCCTTCTGGGCAGATGCCGAAGGTATTGAGGATCTACCAGGACGTATCAATCAAGACATTAAGAACTGGACGCCACAGGGTGTAGATACTGTCTACATTGCTATGTCATGTCCACGAACTAACAACTATAGGAGAATGTTTTGGCCAGCATACAAGAAGCACAGAGAGGATTTCAAGTCTCCAGAGTCCATGTCTGTAGCACTAGAAACTATCTACGACGTAGAGAATACCACAGTCAGGTGCGTCAACAACCTAGAGGCAGACGATCTTATTGGAATGCTGGTGTCGTCCGATCAGGCTGTGGGCGTAACTGTAGACAAGGATCTCAGACAGATTCCTGGGTGGCACTGGAATCCCGACAAGGAATCAGAACCAGTCCTGGTATCTGGAGAAGAGGCCGATAAGTATTTCTACCAGCAATGGATGACTGGGGATACTACAGATAATATCTGGGGTCTTTGGAAGGTTGGTCCTGCCAAGGCTAAGAAGTTCTTAGATAACAATCCCAGAGAAGAGTGGGATCAAAAGATTATGGATATGTACCAAGACGAAGACTGGTCAAAACGACCAGAAGATAAGCGTCCTCTGGATATGTACCGTAAAGACTTTGCCCTAGCCCAAGCTAGGTGCGTTCGTATCCTTCGTCATGGTGACTATGACAAGGAAAGTAATACAATCAACCTGTGGTGTCCAAATAACCACGGAGTTAGAAACATTTTGGACTTAGACAAGGGAGTAATAAATGAGCAAAGTATTTGAAGATTTCGTAGCTGTGGATAAGTATTGTCGCTGGCTACCAGATCAGAATCGTAGAGAGACTTGGGAAGAAGCTGTGGATCGTTACTTTGATTATCTAATCAATCGGTTAGATATTGCATCCAAGGTTCCCCTAGATGAGATGAAAGAGATTGGTGCTGCCCGTGAAATGATGAAAAATCGTCAGATCTTTGGGTCAATGCGAGCACTAATGACTGCTGGTCCTGCTTTAGATAAAGATGACGTAGCTGCTTATAACTGTTGTTATGTAGCCATCCAGTCTACCCAGGACCTATCCAATATCCTGTATACCCTAGCTTGTGGTACTGGTGTTGGATTCTCGGTCGAGAAGAAAAATGTTCAACAACTACCTACGGTTCATGACACAATCGTAAAGACAGATCGGTCTATTGTTGTAGAAGATTCTCGGGAAGGATGGGCAAATGCCTATAGACAATTTGTAGATCACCTATACAATGGTCATCATTTGACTGTAGATACTAGCCAGATCCGTCCCTCAGGAGCCAGACTAAAGACCTTTGGTGGTCGAGCCTCTGGTCCTGAACCATTTATCAGGCTAATCAAGTTCACGGCAAATGTATTCTATGAGGCTCGGGGCCGCAAGCTCAAGCCAATTGAGGTACATGATCTTGTTTGTCAGATTGCTGACTCAATCATCTCGGGTGGTGTACGCCGCTCGGCTTTGATTAGCTTGTCTGACCTATCTGATTACGAGATGGCACATGCCAAGAGTGGCCCCTGGTGGGAGAAGGAAGGTCATAGAGCCCTAGCTAATAACTCGGCTGTCTATGAATCCAAGCCAGACATGGGTTCTTTCATGCATGAATGGTCATCATTGTATAATTCCCGCTCAGGCGAGCGTGGCATTTGCAACAGAGAAGCTATGCGTATGATTGCCAAGCGTGCTGGACGAGTTACAGAGTTTGAGTTTGGAACCAATCCATGCTCTGAGATTATTCTCAGACCAAATCAATTCTGCAACCTATCAACCATTGCGGTACGTCCTGATGATCAGGCACCACAGCTAATTGATAAGATTCGTCTTGCAACAATCCTTGGTACTTTACAAAGTGCGTTGACTAACTTTACCTACTTTGCATCAAACAACAATCCTTCTTTTAAGAACAACTGTGAAGAAGAGCGTTTGCTTGGTGTATCCATGACTGGTATCTTTGATAACAATTTAACAAATGGTGGCAATGGTCCAGAAGAACTACAGAAACTACTTGGTGCTCTTAAATTCGTTGCTCGTAAGGTCAATGAAAAGTGGGCTGGATATCTTGGTATCAATCCATCCAAGTCTATTACCTGTATTAAACCAGAAGGTACCACTTCCTGTGTAGCAGGAACTGCATCTGGTCTACATCCACGCTATAGCAAGTTCTATATCCGTCGAATTAGAATGGATAAGAACTCACCAATGGCTAAGTTCATGATTGATTCTGGTGTTCCAAGCGAGCCCTGTGTAATGAAGCCTGATCATACCCTGATCTTCTCATTCCCAATCAAGGCTGACTTTGGAATCACCGAAGAACAGATCAATGCAATTGGACATCTTAATTTGTGGTTAGCATATCAAGCATGGTACTGCGATCACAAGCCAAGCATTACTGTAAATTATACTGATAACGACTTTATGTATATTGGTGGTTGGTTATGGAAACACTGGGATATGGTGTCTGGCATTTCTTTCTTGCCGAAGGATAACCATGTATATCAGCAAGCACCATTCGAAGCAATCACCGAAGAGCAGTACAATAAGCTGAACGATGCTATGCCAACTAACGTTAATTTTAATCTCCTGTCTAACTACGAGACAGAAGATGGTACTACTAATGCCCGTGCGCTAGCATGTACAGCCAATGGCTGTGAAATTACATAAGGAGTTTTCAATGTCTACAATGTATATTGAATCCGAGTATGACATGGATCAGGCGTTAGCCGAAACTATGAAACTAGTTAAGCTAAAGAACTGTACATTGAATGTCGGTTTTAATAACATGACAATGGTTGGAATCTTTTTAGATAATCTAAAAGAGCAATTAATAGAGAATAAAATAGAACCAGGTGAGAAAGATTTCCACCTTAATATCATGGTAAAATCAAATGAACAAGCTTGACTTATTACTGCGAAAGTGGAAGGCGGGGTCCGTAAAGGACCCTGACCTTTCTCTTTGTTTAGCGTATATCCACAAAATAGAAATGGATAAGAGAAATGAAAGAGAACCTGTACATACGGAAGGAACTGATTCAGTATCTGGAGAAGACCATAATCCTAAGCCCAAACGACTTAAAGCTAAAGGACTATGATCGGGGGTTTAAAGCTGGTCAGTTAGAGGTTGTTGCAAAACTGAGATCTTTATTAGATCAACAAGAAAAGTGAGGTACTAAATGGGAGCTAAAGGTGCATCAACACCACAAATTAATATTCAGCAAGAAATGGAACGACAAGAACAACTGATGCAAAGACAAATGGCTTTGCAACAACAATATCAAAGAGAAGCGGAAGACCGTCTACGCGCCGAACGTGAACGAGAACGTGTCTTAGAAATTGCTCGGCGTAGAGAAGCTGCACAAGAACGTGCAACAGAACTACAACAACAAGAGAAACAAGAAGCAGCAGTCTTCCAAGAAATGCAAGGCCAAACCTCCAAAGAAACCAGTGAGTTTGGTGGTGGTTTTAATCTTGCCATGCCTACAATTGAAAGACCTGGTTACGAGGGTTTAGATAGACCACTATAAGGAGAGACAATGAACGCCGAAAAGACCATTAAAGATCGCTGGTGGACACTCAATGCAAAGAGAGAGTCCAAACTGAACAAGGCTAGGGCCTGTTCAGCACTAACCGTACCTACGTTACTGCCTTATCAAAGCCTGACTGGAGAGGATAATCTATTTCAGACATACTCTTCTGTTCAATCCCGAGGCGTTACATCCCTAGCCAGCAAGATCCTTAGTGTTCTTATTCCCTTAAACGATACTCCATTCTTTACATTTGGTCTTAAGAATGGTCGAGAACCAACCCCAGAGATTGCAGAGTATCTAAGCAAGTTGTCTTTCCAGGTTTATAGAAAATTAATTTCAAACAATCTTCGTGAGATTTCCTATCTTGCAATGCAACATCTCATTGTCGTGGGAGATGTACTAATTGTAATGGAGAATGATTATTCTTTCCGAGTCATTCGTCTAGATCAGTTTGTAGTACGACGTGATGTAAACGGTTCTGTAAAAGAATTCATCTATCTTGAATTTATTTCCCCTAGTAATGAGGAGGCTGCTAGTGCCTATGACTTCCTTTCGGGTGAGGAAAAACAAACAGGTTTTAAAACGGTATATATCCGAGTCTTCCAAAATGAAGATAATATCTGGGAAGTCCAAAAAGAACTGGACGGAGAAATCATTGATAAAGGTTTCTATAGTGTTCTTCCTTATGTGCTTCTTCGTTGGGCTAGTGTTGCTGGTGAAGACTATGGCAGAGGCCATGTCGAAGATATCTACTCCGATATCCGTACCCTAGAATCCTATAGTCGTGCCATGATTCAAGGTATGGCAGCGGGTTCTACATTCTTTATGGGTGTAGATCCAGCTGGCATTACCGAGATTGACGATCTCTCAGGCGCACAGAATGGTCAATGGGTAGGTGCTAGAAAGCAGGATGTGTTTGTCATTACCCCAGGTGAAACCATTAATCCACAACTACAAGCTTGTGCCTCAGCCGTAGACGCAATGCGTAAAGAGGTAGGTCAAGGATTCCTATTACAGACAGCAGCCATGCCTACAGGAGATCGTGTCACAGCCACAGCCGTAAGAGCCGTAGGCAACGAACTAGAAACAATCCTAGGTGGTACCTTCTCTGCAATTGCCAGAGACTTTATGGTTCCTATTATCCGTAGAACAATCTACCTAATGATTGAGAACAATGAAATTGATCAGCGTATGGCAGATCAGTTTGATGAGGACAATGGCATTCTCAATATCGAAATCCTTACGGGTCTTCAATCCCTCAGCCGTGAATCAGACATCACCAAGTTGCTCCAGATGGGTGAGATGGTTCGCAATCTTCCACCAGAAGCTGCTTCTTCCTTTAAGTGGGAGTCTTATGCTAGAGCCCTGATCACGGCTATGGGTTTTGATGCAAACAACTGGGTCCGTAGTGCTGAAGAACTTAAGAAAGAAAAGATGGAAATGGCAAAGGCTCAGCAACAAATGGATATGCAAAAGATGTTTGCTGGTGCTGCTGCTCAGGCTATGGGCGGTGCTGCTCAACAAGATCTAATGAATACTGGTGGTGCAAATATTCCACCAGAAATAAGTCAGCAAGCAATGCAGATGCTAGGAGGACAACCCAATGGCTAAAAGACCCGATAAGAAATCAATGCCTTGTAATAGACCAAGAGCCTCTACTTCGGCTGGCAAGAAGAAGATGGTTAAAGCATGTGCCAATGGACAAGAAAAGATTATTCACTTTGGAGCAAAAGGTTATGGTCACAACTATAGTTCGGAAGCTCGTAAGTCTTTCAAAGCACGGCATAA